TATTATTATATGTATTTGACAACTTTGTGATTGGGTTTTTTTCAATAAGGTCAATAATATTTAACTCTTGCATCTTATTATAGTTAGTTATATTGGATAGTTTTTAAGTTATTTTACAGATGTTTATATATTTTAAAAGCGAATTTGTTATAAATAAGATTTGATACAAAATCTTGGTCCTCCAAAATGAAGAGCAACTTTTTACCATTTATTTGCCTTTTTTACGCTAATCTTAGGACCAGCACCGCGTTTCTTTACATTATTAGGGTCATATTTTTCGTCTTCGTCGTCTGAGTTAACACCTTTTGATAATTCCCAGAACTCTTTACTACCTAATTTGAAGTCATTATGTGTATCTGCTTTGTACCAAAATACTTGGTCATGTAATTTATTGGATTTTGAGTTGTTATTTATTACTAGGCACTCATAATTTTCAGTACATTGGTCCATCACTTGACAAAAACTCTCAAAAGTGGGGAACATTCCAGCATAATTTTCGTATATGCGTTTTCTATTTGCGATATAATTTTCTCTTAAAATGAATACATAATCAATGTTAGTTCTTAGCGTGGGAGGGATACCGAGAGGATATTGCATTGTGATGATTAGCATGACCTTCCAATGTCTTCCATTCATAAACAGTAGTCTCATCATTTTATCACGTGTCCAAGTGCTATCATAAAGGCAATCATCTAAAATAACAAATGCTCGTGGGTCAATGGTAGAACGTTTATAAATTTCTATTTCTTTTTTAATTTGCTTCAATACGGTGCGTTGTCGTTTCAAAATGTTTTCTATTATTGCAGTATTATATTCATTATGTACGAATAATTTTGGCACCATTTTCGCATAAAATCCGTTGCCTTCTTCTGTACCAGATATGACGGTTCCAATAGGTATATCTTGCTGATAATATAATAGGTCTCTTACCAAAAATGATTTACCAGTGTCACGCTTACCAATTAAAACGACCACAGGACCTTTGTTTTCAGTTGATTTAAATTGTATGCTTTTCATGTCGAATTTTTTTAGTTCTAATGTCATTTATAGATATATTTAGAAATATATATTTTATTGATTTTACGCAATATACAAATATACAAATTTTGTATATAATGCTTTTATGTAAAATACTTATGTATATTATAAGTTAAAACTGAATATAATTTATATTATAATTAGCTAATAATGATTAATTTGAATTATCAAAAAAGAAAAAATGCCGATTTGTTTAAAACATTAGAAAAGGAAAACACTTTGTTTTTGTCTAATATTCAAAATTATATTCCTATTTATAGAAAGTTTTTTTCTATAAATGACACTAATTATAATAGTATAAATTTAAATCATAAATGGTATATATCAAATATACATGACGTAGAGTCAGTGTCATATAAACTGAAAAATATTGAGAACAATAAAACAAAAAATGCGCAAGTTTTTTTTAAATTAGCGCCATTATTGGACCCATATAAATATTTAATAGGCAAATATAAAAACGATAATACGCGGTTATTTGAGTTACCTAATCTGTCGTCAAATGAAACAACTGTATTTGCAAAATATATTGATAATAATAATTCTGCTTATATAGATAGTTTCTTTTTATTCCTAACTAGCAATTTAATACATTCACATAATTTTATACATGGTGTCGATTTCTATGGCTCTTATTTAGCAATTAAAAATAATTTTGAGATTAACGTTTTTGATGACATAGAATACCTACATACATCTGAATTTTTTAATGAAAATAGAAATACATTATTTACAGTAGAAGATTATAGCCATTTATTTGAAATTAATGAACATAAGTTAAAACCAATCACAATTCAACATGGTTCTACTGCTAAATCTATGATTTCTGTTAAATCTTTTGATGATAATATTTTTGAAGATATATTTGAAGACACTTTAAATGATACTGAATTAACAGATGTTAACTTAATTAATTTGACAGATAATGAAAATAATATTACACTAAATTCAAATAGCAGTTGCTCTTCTAGGTCTTCACATACTTCTGTCGATAATGAACAAGATGACGATGAAACATGTGAAGACGATGAACTATGTGAAGACGATGAAACATGTGAAGACGATGAAACATGTGAACAAGATGAACAAGATGAAACATGTGAACAAGATGAACAAGACGATGAAGAGCAACAAATTATATTAACTATACCAAAATTTCCAGTTAACGTAATTGGAATGGAACACTGTGAGAATACGTTTGATGACTTAATTATAACAACAGAATTAACAAATGATGAATGGTTTTCTGTCCTTATGCAAATTATTATGATTTTAATTACTTATCAAAAAACATTTTCTTTTACACATAATGACCTTCATACAAATAATGTTATGTACAATAATACAGATAAAAAATACATTTATTATTGTTATAATAATAAGTATTATAAAGTTCCTACTTTTGGAAGAATATTCAAAATTATTGATTTTGGAAGAAGTATTTATAAATTTAACGGTGCAGTATTCTGCAGTGATAGTTTTCAAAAAGACGGTGACGCAGCAACACAATATAATACAGAACCTTATTTTAACGAAAATAAACCAAGAATAGAACCAAATTTTAGTTTTGATTTATGCCGTTTAGCGTGTTCTATTTTTGATTATGTAATTGAAGATATTACGGTGGTTAAAGATATAAAAGACCCTTTAAAACGTTTAATTTCAGAATGGTGTTTAGATGATAAGGGATTAAATGTATTATATAAAAACAATGGGGCTGATAGATATCCTGATTTTAAATTATATAAAATGATTTCTAGGTGTGTTCATAATCATACTCCACAAGCGCAATTAAATAGGCCCGAATTTAAACGATATCTTATATCAAAAGAACAAAAAAATGTAAATGATTGCGTAGATATTAATATAGATAAAATACAGTGTCAAATATAATTATACTATAGTAGAAAATGTAAAAAAGTAAAAAAATATAAAACAGTAAAAAATATTATATTTATTATAATATTTTATTATAATGGAATCCTTTGGGTTTATTATAACGAGACACGTAACTTCTGAAAAAACAAACAAATATTGGAATCATTCTGTAAAATTATTAAATACTTTTTATCCAAATAAAAAAATAATAATTATCGACGATAATAGTAATATAGATTTTGTAAAAGAATTATGCAATCATTCAAATATAGAAATAATTAATGCCGAATTTAAAGGCAGAGGTGAATTATTACCTTATTATTATTATTTAAAAAATAAGTATTTTGATAATGCTATTATTATACATGACAGTGTATTTTTTCATAAAAAAATCAATTTTGAAATTTTGGTAAAATCATGCGTAAAAGTATTACCTTTATGGTTTTTTTATCCAGATAATGAAAATGTCAATAATACTACAAGAATATGCGGTAAATTAAATAACTCAAATTTGATACTTCCTTATGTATCTTCACATAACAAAATATTAGGGTTTACAAATTGGTATGGTTGTTTTGGCGCACAAACGTTTATTAATCACGCTTTTTTAAATTTCTTAGAAAATAAATATTCATTTACAAATTTATTATCAGAAATTAAGTGCAGAAGAGATAGATGTAGTTTTGAAAGAATAATTGGCGTAATATTTTACGCCGAATATGATAAATTAAAATACAGAAAATCAATATTTGGAAACATATTTGACTATCAAATATGGGGATACACATATGAAAATTATATGAAAGATTTAAAAAACGGAACATTACCTAGATATACTATAAAAGTATGGACTGGTAGATAAATATAATAAATTAAAATTGATTTATAAATATTTGTNTTTATAAAATATTATATAAATACAAATATTTTATAAATGAATTCAATTTTAGCAAATAAAGAAAACCAATTTTTAACAGAAGCGTTGAATGTAAAACATAAGTCTAAAATGAGTCAAATGCTTAATGAATTATTAGAAAAATATAATGAACGCATTATAACACATAGTTTGTGTATAAATTGTGGTCATTCGGCAAATGATAGTTTTACAAGATATATATATTGGCGAAAATACACATTTTGTGGTGGATGGTGTCAATATGATGGAGAGTGTGATATTCGTAAACATTATTCATTACAAAGA